GATTATGGATGGTCCGTTCATTGATCGGCTTTCCTTTATCAATAGTCATATTAGCCGAGGCAACTCTTTTGGTAATCGTTATTATCCGATTGTTCAGGCTGTAAAGACCTCCAATATTCAGGATGAACATGACATTGAAATGATGCTCGGCGAATATCTTGAAAGTGGATATGAAGGTCAAATGCTTCGTGTTATCGACTCATCTTATGAAGGTAAGCGTTCTAAGAACCTTATCAAGCATAAGGAATTTGAGGACGATGAATTTGAAATCGTCTCTATGGAAGAAGGTAAAGGTAACTGGGCCGATGCTGTAAAGCGGATTGAAATCCGTTTGAAAGACGGAACCACACAGTTTGCGGGAGTGCGAGGCTCGTTTGACACGTTGCATGACCTGTTGTATAATGATTATGGATATACAAGCGTAACGATACGGTATCAGAATAAGACTGATGACGGTAAACTCCGTTTCCCTGTTGTCGTGGCATTTTGGAAAGGTGATAGAGACCTATGAACCTGTTTTATATTGACCCTGATCCTCAAAAGTGTGCCGAGTGGTCCGTTGACTCGCATTGTGTCAAGATGATCCTCGAAGCGGCGCAGTTGCTATCTACCGCACACCGTATCCTCGATGGTACACCAATCATCGAGGAGCGGACTCTTGCGTCTGGTAAGGTGCGTAACCATACCAGATATGAATTTCCATCTGTGAATGATATGCGTAACACTATGCTGTATAAGGCTACACATATCAATCATCCTTGTGCTATCTGGTGCCGTGATAATAGTCATAACTATGCCTGGACCTGGCAGTATCTCAAAGAACATTGTGACGAATATACCCACCGCTATGGTAAAATCCATAAAGTTGAGTCATCTGGCCTGCTTGATATGCTAGAGGTTCTTCCAGGAAAAATTATACATACTGACTATATGACTCCACCTCCAAGTGCCATGGATCCTAAATATATCATATCACAGTTTCCGATGGAGAACTATCGAAACTATTATAAGTATGGCAAGGCACATCTTCACAAGTGGAAGAACCGTAAGCCTCCTGAGTGGATTACAGGATGATAGAAACAATAAGAACGTTATCAACGGGTGAAAATATATTCATCTATGATAACGTTTTTGAAGATTATGAGATTTTCAAATTCCAGAGTTTCGTAGAAACCTCATACTATAAAGTAGGGTCAGTCTCTTTCACCGTCTTGCAGATGGAAAGAGACAGTTTTCTAAGGTGTCAATTCTCAAATGAAGATTTGGATAACTTTGGCCTATTCAATAGCACCAATATCTTACCTCTCCAAAAACATTTCACCACATTGAAAAACTCATGGGTTGTTCTATCAACTCATATGTCGCAATATCATTTTCATTCTGATGATATGAAGTATGATGGTAAGAGTAGAAAGACCCTATTATATTATGTGAACAATAAATGGGATAAAGATTGGGGCGGAGAAACATTATTCTGTAATTCTAAAGGTGAAGTCGAAATGGCCGTAGAGTTTAGACCTAATCGAATAGTGGTATTTGATAATAGTCTAATGCATAAGCCAGCACCAATTTCTTTATCATCTTATCCATATAGATATTGTTTTGTAGCACAATTCAACTAAATAGGATTTATAATGCCAACATATTCGTTTCGTGATAAACAAACCGGAGAGACATTCGATGTATTCATGTCCATCTCCGAACTGGATGAATTTTTAGAGAATCATCCAGAACTTGAGAAACTACTATCAGCACCACATTTTCTAGGTGCTAATATGAATGGTGGGATCAAGAATAACAAAGCATATGACCCAAAGGATAATGCATAATGCCTAATTATACATGGATGAATAAAGAGACAGGTGAAGAACACACCAATACCATGACCATTGCAGAACGTGATGAATACGAGAAGAATAATCCACATTTATCACAGGTCCTCCGTAACTTTACAATGGTGGATCCTGTAAACGTCGGTATCACCAAACCTCCAGCAGATTTTCAAAAGTATGTTCTAGGCCGTATCAAGTCGGCGGTACCACAAGCCGATGCGGTTGCGAGTAAACGCTGGGACATTCCCAAGGAGATATAATCTGTCAGAAAATCCTCCATCTAAAAAGTTTAGAGGTCGTGCCCGTAAAAAGGCATCGACCTCTTTTTGTTATGAGACAGTGAATAACAGTAACGATAAAGGTAAATATATGTCTCGTAAATCCAGAAGAAACAATAACCAACAGCACCATGGTGAAAACCATGCCGAGAAAAACCATTTTGAACTCAGACACATTCAACCTCTAACAGTCAATCAACAGAATGTCTTTGATGCTTATTATGCTGGTAAAAATCTCATGCTACATGGTTATGCAGGAACTGGTAAAACGTTTCTGTCAACATATCTTGCTCTAAAGGAGGTTTTAGAAAACGACATATATAAAAAGGTTGTTATCATCCGTTCGGTCGTACCGTCTCGTGATATGGGTTTCTTGCCCGGAACAGAGAAACAAAAAGCGGAAGTTTATGAACAACCTTACCAAGAGATTTGTGACGACCTATTCGGTCGTGGTGATGGTTATAAGATTTTGAAGATAAAGAACCTCGTTGAATTTACTACCACCTCCTTCTTGCGTGGTATGACCTTCAATGACTCAATCATCATTGTTGACGAGTGCGAAAACATGACATTCTCCGAAATTGATACCGTTATGACCCGTATTGGTAATAACTCAAAGATTATATTCTCCGGAGATTATCGTCAGACTGATTTGCACAAACCACATGACAAGACTGGTATCAAAGAATTGATGGCCATTACTCGCCGTATGCCATCATTCGACCATATTGAATTTGCAATTGAGGATATTGTCCGTTCTGGTGTTGTCAAGGAATATATTATTCAGAAAACGGAAATGGGACTATAAAGGTATCGGGCCGAGGGTTGACTTCCTCGGCCCTTTACTATATAATAATAGAATAGGAGTTATATTATGGCCGGTTCTGTGGAAGATGAAATCAATGCTCTCGTGGATGCTCTCAATAAGAGCGAATACACTAAGGAAGAATCCAACCTTATCCTAAACCAATATATCAATGCTGTTATCCGTAATGGTGTTCAAGATGTCATGCGATATCCAATCGCTATGACCACAATGGATTTTACCAAACGTGTCAAGGCACACGAATGGAAATTTGCTCGTGGTTTCTTTGGTAACTGGGCAAAACATGCCATTGAAGAAAAAGACCAGGACGTGGGTTGCTGATGGAACAGATTATAGCATGGAAAAACTTTCTAACAGACGATGAAAGAAATGGACTTATTATGGAATGTAATAAGTATAATTGGTCGTTGGAAGGATATAGTCAATCAACACCTGAAACCAGAACATTCTGGTTCAAAGACCTAATGAAATCTATTAGAATAAAAAACCTCTTTTCGTATAAAATAGAGGAGTTTCTTGCTAAAAAGATAGAAATTTCTCGTGTTTATGCTAATGGACAAGCACACGGTCAATGCGGCATGTTTCATCAAGATATACCTGGTTGTGAATACTCTTTGGTATATTATATACACGAAAATTGGAAACCCGAATATGGAGGCCATCTTATGATAAAGAATGGTGATAATATTGAATCTTATTGGCCAGAATCTAATTCTGCAATTCTTTTTAGATCGGATCTATGGCATTGTCCATTGGAACCAACCGTATATTGTAAGACGCAACGGGAAAGTATTGCGTTCAAGTTTAGTTTATTGTGAAAACATTTACCCATATAAACACAGATACATTATGCACACTTGAAAGACAGGAACACAATGGAAAACGATACTACGTTTCACCAAACGGTACTAAACTCCCGTCGGTTACTACTTTTCTATCTCATTTCAAAGGAGACAGCATACAGAAGTGGCGCAAAAAAGTCGGGGAAGAAGAAGCGAACAAAATCTCGGCACGAGCAAGCCGCAGAGGTACAAAATTCCATTCTCTTATGGAATCTTATCTCTCTAATCAGACAGGATTCCTCACAGAAGAAGATGTAATGCCAGACATGCAACATGCATTTCTGGATATCCGCCCTACTATTGACAGGATTGATAATGTTCACTATCTGGAAACTATGCTCTATTCAGAGACAGTTGGTCTCGCTGGCCAAGTGGACTGTATTGCCGAGTTTGATGGCGTCCCTTCTATTATTGACTTCAAAACTTCTCTGAAACCAAAGAAAGAGGAGTGGATTCTAAATTACTTTGAACAATGTACCTGTTATTCCTTGATGTATGAAGAAATGACAGGTATTCAGTGTAAGCAAATCGTGGTTTTGATCTCGGTCGACCATGAACCACCTCAGGTGTTTGTCAAGAACCGCAGAGATTATATACCAGAGTTGGCACGAAAAATAAGGCAATTCAGGGATGAAACAGGCTACTAAAACTTGCTATATATCGGATGACAACTATGTGGCATGTGCTGCTACCGAAGATGGTCGCTTTGCCTATCTTGAAAATGATCCTGCTGGTATCAAACTATTACAGATTGTTGATACACTGGCAGAAGGTAAAGAATTGGTATTGGACTACGAATTAGCAATGAAAGAGTTTTGGGAGGTATTCAAATGAAAAAGTTTTATCTAATCGCCTTGGTGTTTCTTAGTCTTGGTATCGCTGGTTGTAATAGTGTCGGTGACAATGCTAAGTTCCTCGAATGTCTCGCCAGAGACCGAACGTCAAATCCGTGCAATTAAAGAAGAAAAGGTAACTGGTCCTTGGATTGAGGAGTTTGAGAATGAAATACATACGGAATAATAATGTTACGAGAACACTTTATAAATCAGTTTGATAACTTTATATGTGGATGGTATATTAGCAAACAAGTTTGCGACCTTATGATAGATTATCATAAGAATACCTCCAATAAATGGCAAGGTCTTTCTGGAGAATATGCAATTGTTAATAAGTCTATGAAAGACAGTATAGATTGCAAATTGGAAGATCCTACCATATCTAAAATCTATAATGATGAATTACAAAAGTGTATTGATTTGTATATTGAAAAATATCCTTATTGTAATTGTTCCGACCCTTGGAAAACAGTAGAAACTGGAAATTTACAATATTATCCTCCAGGCGGAGGTTATCACGGATGGCATTCCGAAAGGGCTTGTTATAGTCGTCCTATGAGTTCAAGACATTTGGTTTTTATTACATATCTTAATGATGTTACGGATCAAGGCGAAACAGGATTTTATCACCAAAAAATAAAAATTAGACCAGAAAAAGGATTGACCATAATCTGGCCTGCTGATTGGACATTTACCCATAGAGGTATTACTTCACCAACTCAGGAAAAGTATATCTATACCGGGTGGTTCAGTTATTATAATGATAATGCTATTGACAATCTGACATAAATGTGCTATAAATACCATGCTTAGATCGTTGAGAGACGGAATATAGGCTTCTTGGACGTGGGGGCAGTTCCCACCGCCTCCACCATAAACAGAGGAACAGGACGCTGGCTCTATGAAGTGAGATATCGGATTGATCACCGAGAAGGCATGGAGAGTCCTCTGTTTATGATGGGGGCGATTCAGGTTCGACAGGATTCAGTAAGGTCGTAAGGAGATCGAAAGCAAATCGTAAATGCAAACGATAACAATGCATATGAGGCTTTCGCTCTAGCAGCGTAATCCTTTGGGTATGG